GTCAGACATTAACTAAAAAAACTTAACAAGTATGACAGTAAATGACGCAATTACAAAGCTTAAGGTGATGCTAGGTGCATCGACTGAAGAAGTTACTGTTGTTGAGAACAAGTTTGCCGAGGCAGAATTAGTTGATGGAACTCAAGTGTATACTGAAGGTGAATTACAACCAGGAGCAATCCTATTTGTAAGAGCTGGAGAAGGTGCATCAGAGGATCCATTTGCTCCCTTAGGTAAACATGAAACGACAACGGGGATGATCATCACTGTTGGTGAATCTGGCGAAATTACTAACGTCGAAGAAAAAGGCGCTGAAGAGTCTGTTGCAGAAGCTGAAGAGTCTTTCGAAGAGGAAGAAGTAATCATCGAAGATAAAAAAGAGTTTGACGCTGAAGGCATGCTAGCTGGTATCGCTGAAATGATCTTACCTTACACTGACGAATTGATGAAAATCAAAGAGGAGCTTTCTACTCTTAAAGAAAGATTTAGCAAAGTAGCTGACGAACCAGCTGCAAAACCAGTTAGAAATACATTTAGCGAAAACAAGAAACTCGCTGATGAAAGATTAGCTGAAAGAATGGACGCATTACGCGCAATTCGAATGAGTAAATAATAATATAACTAAAAAAACTATTTAAAACAATGGCATACGGATTTGACGTTTCGGCCCTTCCAGCATATACCGACTCCTTGAGTTTGGATTTGATTTCGAAGGCCGTATTAAAAACAGACTTGTTAGACTATATCGACCTTAGAACAGGATTTTCTAGTGGCGTAGTCAACATAAATTTGGTAGATGCGGATCTACCTGTAACATCACTATCATGTGGTTGGACAAACACTGATGGTAACACAGTAACTTACACACAAGTTCCTGTAACAATTGAATCTCTTCAGAGCAAAAGCGAACTTTGTGTCGAGGACTTGAGAAGCACATACCAATCTGCTTTCATGAACCCAGGTACTGGTAACGATTTCATCCCATTTGAGGAAGTAATTGCGCAATCATACTCTGATAAATTGACTAAATACTTAGAAGGTTTCTTGATCAATGGCTTTGGTACTACTTTAGGTCTTAAAGGTCAGATTACTTCTGCAAACGGTGCACAATTACAAGGTGGTACACCAGCTGCCTGGACGGCTCAAAATGCTGTAGAACAAAGTTTAGATTTGTACGATGCAATCGCTGAAGAAGTAAAAGACAGAGATGATATTATCATGGTTGTTTCTCCTGATGCATACAGAGCATTGGCGAGAGGCCTCGTTGCTTCTGATTTGTATCATTTTGATTCAGTTTCAGGTAACGAAATCATGATGCTTCCTGGTACTAATGCAAAAGTAATTAAGTCTTCTGGACTTGTAGGAAGTGACTATAAATTTTGTGGCCCAGGTCGCATGATTCTGGGAGCTACAGGGCTTGCTGACGAGCTCGATAATTTCCGCTTTTTCTATGATGAGGCAGCCGACGTGGTAAAATTCCGTGCAGCGTTCAGAATGGGCGTTGGTGTTGGTGAAGTGAACTTGTTCGCTACTAACGATATGGCGTAAATATAACTAACCAGAGTCATTTCGGTGACTCTGGTTTTAACTAATCTAAAAATACAAAGAAAATACTATGGCATGTGATATAACCCAGGGATTTACACTTGATTGTTCAGACAGCAATGCAGGTCTTGATAAGATCTTTATTGCTAACGGTCCAGTGCAATCTATTACTGAAACTGCAGGCACTATTACAGCGATTACTGTTGGTGGATCTGCACTTACGCCTAGTGACTTCTTTGAATTTGAAGTTCCACGTCAAACTAGTTCATTCGTCGAACAAATCAACGTATCTAACGAGAATGGAACGGTATTTTATGATCAAGCTCTTACTATGGTTTTCAACAAAATGGAAGCATCTAAGAGAGATCAAATTTTATTGATGGCACAAAACAACGAAATGGTTGTTGTGTTCAAAGATAACAATGCTAAATACTTTTCTGTAGGAATCGAAAGAGGCGCATACATGACTGCAGGTACATCAACCTCTGGTGTTGCGTATGGTGATAGAAACGGATACGAATTGACTATTAGCGGTATGGAAGCTTCACCTTCATTTGAGGTAACTGGCACTATCGTCGAAGCATAATCGACGCTTACATATATCTAAA